GTGGAATTTCTCGTATTCCGGGACGATGCCTAAAGAACGCTCGATAGCTGCAAGGGCGTGGTGATCAAAATCACCTTCAACTACAACGAGCAGATCATCACCGATGACTAGAATGTCAGCACTAAGGCCCATTCGGGAGCACGCTTCGTACGCGATGGCGGCGTTAACAATACTGTTACCTAAGGTAGTATCGTTATGGCCGGACTTCACCGTGTATTTTAACTTGTAGACGAGACGTGGACCGATGTCCTTTTTCTTGGTGGCTGACCCACGCACCGAGGCACAGTCGTCGAGAAATCCAAAGAAGTCTTCATCATAAATGAACTTCCTCAAGACCCACTTTTTGAGGTCATGATGGATCTCCTGCATACTCGCGTCCCAATTTTTCCCATCCCTTTCGTAGAAATGGGGATTGGTGCGCGTGGCCATGGTGGTGGTCATCCAGTCGGCGAGAGCTTCAGCATTCATGCCAGAAGCGATAGTTATGGTAATGTCAACGGCGTCGTTGATCTTATGGCGGTGAAAGACAGAGCACACTGCCTTTTGGGCAGCGTAGAACGTAGGCGCCCATCTTGATTGGGTGTGTAAGTTCTTGTACATCTGAATCATTCTTGCCTTGCTGGGCAATTTATGGCCACATTCACGTTTTATGAATGCCTTAACTTCACTCGGGGCGAATGGGTCTTCTAACATCGAACGGTGGATTGCTTCTTGTTTGGATTGTGGCCACTTGGTGATCCAGTGGTCGTACCAAATTTCAAAATAAAGTAAATAACTACACCGTAACTCATTTACGGAGTCGAAATCCTTCATAAAGTGGACAAAGCTAATGGTTGCCTCATTTTGCTTTGCACCATGTCGCTTCACAAGGGCGTTGTGAAGATTACACATGCATTGTCGGCACGTGTACGACCAAGAAGCGTTGTATCCAACGATGGTGGAACCGAGTTGTGCGTGATCGCCGCAAGCGCGCGGTCGATCAGTCGAAAGATCTTTATGTTTAGGGTCAAAGCAGAGCGCGCGCTCTTCTGGCGTCGGCACACCCAAACAAGTGGTGTTGGCGGCTTGACCCACCGGTACGGGGAAAAACATGCCTGAAAGTGGCAGAGGTAAATCCAGGGCGGTATCGATCATCCCAAACTCATCAAAGATCATAGGAAGAGCCTGGGGAGGGGTGTCGTGTGTGGCGACGCCCCTTCAGAAGTCATCGCGGATTCCCAACAAGCGCCAGAGCCCGCCCCAACCTATTATTTGATCGGGAACGAGCTCGTTAGATGCCAACCGATAGTGGAAAAGTTGGCGGGCGCGTTGGAAAAGGAGGACACCAAGATAAGCGAGGTATCCGGCGAGTAGCACGACTGCGGGCGTGATGTACTTGGCAAAGCCAAACATCAGGCCTCTTTACTCATGCTCTGCGGATTGGGAGAAGATGACTCCGAAAAGGACGGTGACGATGAACATGTAGATTGAAAAAGCACTAAACACGGCGGCGATTGTTGCGGCTGCTGGGAGCGCCACAAAATCAGGAGTAGCTAGGCCGACTTCGCGTGAGTAGTTGTTTTTCCGATCTTGGCGGACGCCAATAAGCCTTTGGTCCAAAGTGGTGCGGACATGGTTAGCCGCGGCAGCGTACCTAGCAGATACGTCAGCATACTCAAGATTTCGAAGGCCTTTGCAGACCCGAAAAATTGACGATGTGGCGTTCCGGAGGTCGTCATGAATGACTTGGACAGAGCCGAC